GCTCTTTGGTTTGCACCCGCTGGGTTCAACAGGGGCGGATTGTCTGGAGGTCAAGCTGGATTGAATGTTGTAGGAGTTACACAAAAATTAACTTCTAAGCAACGGGATGACCTATATGAAGCGAACATTAATCCGATCGCAAGCTTCCCAGCAGAAGGAATTGTTATCTTTGGGCAAAAAACGCTTCAAATAACACCTTCGGCGCTTGACAGAATCAATGTTAGAAGGCTGATGATCTTCTTGAAGAAGAGAATCTCCAGAATGGCAAATGGTATTCTTTTCGATCAAAATGTTCAAGTGACTTGGAACAGGTTCTTGAGCCAGGTAAATCCATTCTTGGATTCTGTAAAGTCTGGTCTTGGATTGACTGACTTTAAGGTTGTTCTTGATACTAGCACAACTACACCTGACTTGGTTGATAGAAACATTCTATACGCTAAGATCTTCCTCAAGCCAGCACGAGCGATTGAGTATATTGCAATTGATTTCAATATTTCAAGAACTGGTGCAGCTTTTGAGGATTAAAATAAAAAATAAATTTTGAAATACTAGTTACAGTAGCATTAGAGGAGTAAATAAAAAATGGCTTTCTGGACAGACTATGGCGACTTTAACGAGCCAAAAAGAGCTTATAGGTTTCTTGTATACTTTGGTCAAGAACTTCAAATACCTTGGATTGCAAAATCAGTTTCTAAACCAAGTTTCAGCGTTTCAGAAACTAAGCACTCCTATCTTAATCATAGCTTTTACTACCCTGGAAGGGTTGAATGGAGTACTGTGTCCATGACACTAGTTGACCCAGGAGAGCCAGATATGGCTCAAGTTTTAGAGAACATGATGTGGAA